TGAACCGTCGTCGTATTCAATGTCATTCGCGTCAAGATACGCAGCAATTTCAGCTTTCGTATTGTCCATTGAAACGCCTTCGTCGTCGTCGCCGTTGCCGCCGTCTTTTTTGGCGCGGGGCAAAACACCCCCTGAACTTTGCGCAACAAACTGTTGTTCAGGCGTGTTGCCGTCTTCGTCGGTTTCAACAAAAGCATAACCGCTTGTACGGTAGCTGGCCCAATCGGAAAGCGAAATGCAAACAATGTCGCCGCTGCGTTCGCCCTTCTTGTCTTCTTTTTGCATGTATGTCTTTGACATTTGTTTAAGCCTCTAACAGTAGAAAAACGCGCAGCACACTTTCATCAATTTCAACTTGTTTAACGTTATACAAAATTGTGCGAATCAAAAACGTGTCTTGCTGCGTTGGTGCGGGGGTGTCGCTTGATAACGTCGTAACTTGCGGGTCATTGCCTTCAAATTCAACGTCAAAAGTATCCGGTCTTTCGTCAGGGTTTTGAAAAAAACCTTTAATAACGACAGGCGCGCCGCCGTCTGGCGTGTACGTTACGTCTTCGCCAAACGTTAAAATAATCGACGCGTCTGCCGTATCAAAGTCGGGCATTAGGTTATGAGCCTACGCCCTGCCCCGGTGTCAGCAATACATCAATGTCAGATTGCGTGCCGTCAGCCGCTTCGTGTGCAGTGCCGAAGCCTGTCACGTCGCCTGCCGCCGCTGTCGCCGCGCCTGTCACTTCGCCTGCCGCGCCCGCAGAAGCATCAAAATTCACCACGTCGCCCTGCGCGATAACTTGCGCAGTCACTTTTGGCAAATTGAAAACTTCCATGATGCGGAAAGCGATAGTTTCGCCGCTTAAACCGTCAACCGATGCAACGCCTAACAAGTCGCCAATTTGCAGCGCGTCACCACTGCTAATATCTGCGGCAAGTAAAACGTTTAAGCTTTTACCGTTTTGTATCCTGTTTTGCATAACTTACCCTCTAATCAATTTGTGCTTGGGTTAAAGAAACTTGCGGGGCAGGATTACCCCGCAAGCCTGTTGCACTGTTGCCGTCAGCTATTAACTGCCGTCGTCACGTTGCCATGTACGGAAGTCCATCGGCGCGGCAGCAATATCAATCCGCACCTTGAAATCCGTACCGTCAATTGACCAACCCATTTGTTGCTCAAGGGTTGGGGCTTGGTTGCCGTCAAGGAACGCGACTTCAATCGTATCCCATGTCTGGCCTGCGGCAAGGTAATACCGCACAACGCTGTCAGCATCAAGGCGCGGGTCAGAAACAACCTGTGCCATGTTGACCAACTGATTGCGCACGCCCGGGTTCGCTTGCCCCGGTGCCGTGGTGTCAGTCATTAATGCTTTCGCGGTGTCTTCAAGCGCCAGCGGCACAAGCAAGAACCCGGGCCGGATATTCAGGCCGACAGCATTCGCGCCGCTATCAGTCTGCAAACCCATTCCGTTGCGCATTGTGCCAAGCGTCGCAAGTCCAACTGCGTCAGCCGACAACGGCGTACCGCCCGCACCTGAAAGGTTCAGGTTATTGTGCGCGGCATTAAAGAACGCAATGCCGTCAGCCAAAAGCGGGTTCGACGTAATGACCCCGTATGCCAAATTGCCAACTGTCCGACTTGCGGCGCGACCCATTGACGAAGGAATTCTTGTAAACATTCCCAAGTCGTCATTGATAATCGCTTGCCGCGAAATCGTGAACAGTTTGCCGAAAGTGGCAAGCTGAATCGTTTCGTTGTTTTCGGTGAACTGGCCGTACTTGTATTCACCGTCTTCGCTAACAAGGTCAAGGTTGTTAAACGTTGACAGGTTCACACGACTTGCAACTTTGAAGTCAGTCAAGTTGCCAGTCTGCGCCCAAATATTCCACGTTTCAGGCGCTTCGTCATAGCCTTTCAGCATTGACTTGTTTGCCTGATTCGCAAGAATAAGCGGGAAGTCTGACGACGTGAACGCACGCCCGACAAGTTCCATGCGCTGCATTTTCGAACTGTCAATGTTTTCAATTGACAGCGCGTGCCGCGCAAGTTCGATCAGCGAAAACCCACCAAAGCTATTGTCAAAACTTTTGCGGTCTTCGTCACTTATCGTGTTCGAACGCAATGCCAACGCAAGGCCAGCACCGCGAACAAACTTTTCAGCGCCCTGTTCGCCCGACTCAATTCGCAACGCGTCGCCTGACTGACCCGGCTTTGAATCCTTGCCAAGTTCAACAAGCAACTTTTGCCGTGCGTCTTCAACAGACAAACTGCCGTCGTCAATGCAAGCCTTGCGAACGGTTTCGTGTGTATCACCGAAGGGTTGAAAGATTGCGTTAATATCTTTAACGCGCGTTTGTTCTGCCACAACACCTTCAGCGTGCCCTTCGGTTTTCGCCGTGGCGCGTGCTGCGTCAACGTCGGTTGTTTCAACCGGGGCGGGCGTTGCTGCCGGTGCGGCAGGCGCAGCAGTTAGCAAGGCGCGTGCGTCGTCAGACAGCACATAAGGGCTACCGTCTTTGCAAGTCGCAGTGCCAGCTAAAATTGCGGCGCGTGTTTCGGGCGTATCCGCAAGCGGATTGCCGTTTTCATCGTATCGAAATTTCATTTGGTTCGTTTCCTTTTGAGGTTCAAGGTCAATTACACGGTATGCCATTTCGCCTTGTTCGTTGCGACCAACGCCAACCGAAGGGTCAGCAGGGATGTCCACAAAGCTAACTTCCATTGGTGTCCATGACGTAATTCTGAATTCGTCATGTTCGCCCGACCCGCCTGCTTCGCGGGTTAACTTCCGTTCGTCAACTGTATAACCAACGGAAATATTCTTTAAAACGCCGTCGCTAATATCTGTCCAAAGATCGTCAACGTCTTCGCGTTTTGAAATTCGCACGACGCCTTCAAGGCGGCGCATTTTCTGTTTACCTTCTGCGCGCGTGTCGTCTTTAATAGTGACAAGCTTCACAGATTCAACGACGCCAATGCGGTCGCTGCGACTGCGTGAATGATTGTAATGAACACTTGCGCCGCTGTTCATACGCGCAAGATTGGGTTCGCCGCGCTTATGCCCGAGAACTTCAATCCACGGATCACTGAAAAAGGTGCGGCGAAGTATGGGCGTTTCTGAAGAAATCGAAATTTTAACGCGGCGTTCGTCTTCGTCAAGAATGCCGTCAGTTCTGAACTGAATTTCCCGGTAAAGCATACCTTCGATTCGCTGCCGTTTGGTTTTCATTTTCCAACCCTCACAAAAATTTTCTTAACCCTTTATTCGCCCAATCGCTCAGGGCCGCATTGTAATTCTCTTAACTATCCGCTGTCAATTTCATTTCGAAGCGCATTGCGCAGTTGTGCAAATGTCCTGTCAGGCAGACCGTGCAACGCGCGCAGCGTATTCAATTCTTTAATTAACAATTTTGCAAACGCAACCAAAACTTTCTGCGAATCAAAATTGCCTTTAGCCTGATCTTTTTCAACAACTTCACGCGCCGCTGCCGTTGCCGCATCAATGTTTGCCTGATCGCCGGTATATGTTGCGAACGCCGTATTAAGAGCCGCCTGCGTAACCCCCACAACTTCAAGTTCGTTGGTCGCCGGGTCAAACATATTTTCATTCGGGTCCGCGCCAGCGAGTTCAGCAATCTTGCGCCAGTCAAGCCCGGTTGTCACAACAACTTTTGCCATTATTTCAGCCTTTCAACTGTTAAAACAATTTCTTCAGCGGTGTAAGTTCCTGTGCCGCCAGTTTCATTTTTATTCATTTGCAACGTCAGTTTGTCGCCTGCTGTCAGGGCGGTGATAAAATTACAGGTCACTTGGTTAAACATGTCGTCACCTTCAATCGAACCGTCTTCAAAAGAACTTGCCTTTCCAAGTGACCCTGCAATGCCCGTGCCTGCATCATTCAAACGCACACGAACATTAGCCGCTATATTATCAGTGCCCGCCGCAGTCGGATCAATGTCCGCTTTAACCGTTACCCTGTAAAAGCCGTTAACCTTAATGTCAATGTCGTCAGTTGCAATGTTGTTGTGTTCAATAACTGCCGCGTCGGTTTCAACGTCAGTGCTGTCAAGCGTCACATCAACAAATGCAGTGCCAAGTGTAAACGAAGTTGAACGGCGTACTTGCAACGATTCATTAATAATTGCACCGACACCGCCGCCGCCTGCAATTGTCGCAATAACATTGACAGCGGTATTTTGCGCAATCGCGCCGCCTTGCTGCGCTACATTTGCAAGGCCAAGCGTCGCAAAAGTACCGCTGTCAGTGTTAGACGAAATTTCACAAAGAATAAACTTCGAACTGTCATTTGCCTGCTGAATATAAATAAGGTCGCCCGCTTCAAGCAACGCAATGAAATTCGCAAGGTCTTCGCCGTTACTATTCGTTTCATGTAAAAAAAGTTCAGTTGCGCTTTCAGGGTCCGCGTTATTAAAACGAAGTTGCCCGGTAGCGGGGGGCGCAATAATTTCTGTTCTAAAGCGCCACGGGCCAAGCCCAACAAAGCCGCCTTGACCGGCAAGCGAAGAAAGGTCAACAGTTATTGAAGGGCCAAGCGGCCCTGCCTTTTCGCGTAGAAAAATAAGGTCAGTGCCGACAAGTGAAATTGAATTGAAGTCGGTTGTTGCCGCGCTTCGGCCTGCCGCGCCACGCCCGCCCCCGGGACCAACGCGGCCCTGTTTACCTTTCTCACCCTGTACGCCCTTGTCGCCCTGTATGCCCTTGTCGCCCTTCGGGCCTTGTGCCCCTACACCTTGCCGCCCGGTTAAACCAATTGCGCCGTCGTCGCCTTTAACACCGTCGCACCCGGTCGCACCGTCAACCCCGTGGTCGCCGTCCATGCCGCCCGTACCCGTTTCGCCTTTAAGACCACGCCGACCACGCCGCCCCTGTTCACCACTTGCACCATGCGGCCCGCGCGCACCTTTCAACGACGGCACCGTTTCAAGGTGTTCTTTTATTTCGTTAACAAGATCATCGTTAAGCGAAAGCCCAACAGCACTGCCGGGAACTTTGCCAACTTTTTCAACCGTGATTTTTTTATCCTTCATTTACAACCCGCCCGTTGTAAGGTTGAAAACCGTCAACCGTGTAAACATGCAACCCGCCGCCGTTTTGCAGTCGGTAAACACTACCAATTTCGAAATCAATAATGCTGCGTTCAGTGTCGTCGTCGTCGGCGTTGTTTGCATCTGCGGGCGGCGTTACATCATTTTCGCCCCCTGTATCAGCGCCGGGGCCACGATCAGCACCAACCATAGTATTAGCAAAATCAGTGCTATATATAAGACCCGCTTCAGCGTCATTTTCCCTTTCCCTTTCAATGGTGCGTTGAACTTCGCGCGGGTCGTCACCCCGTTCAAGAATTTCTTGCGTGCGACTTGTAAAGCCGCCCTGCACGCGTTTAATTGCCGCTTCAGTTTCGCGTTGCGGTTCAATGTACGGCGTGCCAAGTCCTAAGTGTTTTGCGTCAAACATCGTCAGCCTGTCAGCGCCCTGCATGTTAACCAAACCTTGCGCAAACGCGACCGCAACAAAGTTTTGCCAAATCGGTTGAACGTAAACGTTAATGAATTCACCGCGAATAGCCCGGTACACACGCGCCATTGAAACCAGTTCTTGCCGTTGCGACGAATACGAACCATCAAAGTCACGCGCAATTTCTGAATACCCGGCATTGGCACCGCCCGCAACTGCCTTCAGTTGATTTTTTCTGAACTGTTCAATCTTGTTGTCAGGCCGTTCGTTTTTCAAACTTTCAACTTTTTCGCCCGGTTGCAGCGTGTCTGCAATAATGCCGGGGGCTAAATCCATTTCACGAAACGCGTCAGTTGTCGAAGGCAACACGCCGGGGGTATCAATCGCTTTCGTAATTGCAAACGCAAACGCTGCACCAATGCGAGCGGCAACGCGTTCGCTTTCTTCATATTCTTT